CGTTTATAGAAGTACCTAGCACGGACGGGAGAGGAGCTTTTCAAGACCCTACCCACGTAAGTTACTGGAATGAAAATAGTTTTTTATATTATACAGATAAATATCTTGCGGACTTTATTGATAACAAAACTATTAGATTTCAACAGTACAGAAAGCAGACATGGTTTCCAAACGACTGGCTTAAAAATTTAAATGTCTGTGTAACAACCGTTTGGCTAGTTGCAGTAAAAGACGGCATGCAAAGACTCCCAGGAGCTCTAAAGATATAGTGTTTTTTAAACTCCTAAATATAAAAAAACATAGGAGAACGCTATGGCAGTACCTACCTCGCGAACTGAGTTTAAAGAATATTGTCTTAGATCTTTAGGTAAACCAGTTATTGAAATCAACGTCGATGATGATCAGGTTGATGATAGAATAGATGAAGCATTAAAATATTACTGGGATTATCACTTTGACGGCTCAGAAAGAATTTACTACAAATACAAAATTGCAGGGAACGAAGCTAATTCCGCCATTAATAATGTTATAATTTACAGCGGTGGTACAGGATATTCAAATTCGGATACTGTATCGTTTTCGGTTGGTACAGGTGCATCTGCAAATATAGAGACATTTTCTAACGGTACCATATCTGCATTTCGCTTTAACTCCTACGGTAAAAACTATTCAAATACTACAGCAGTAACTATTACTACCGCTACAGGCTCCGGTGCTAATCTAGCTATTGCTATAGGTGATGGTGCCATAACCCTTCCCGATAATATTATTGGTGCAGTAAGAGTGTTTCCAATAGGAGACCCTACTGTCGGTACTAACGATATGTTTTCAATTAGATACCAGATAGCCTTAAACGATCTTTATACTCTTACTTCAGTGCAGCTTGCCCCATACTACATGGTAATGCAGCATTTGGGTGTGATACAGGAAGTATTAGTTGGCCAACAACCCATTAGATACACTAGACATAGAAATAAATTATATGTTGATATGGACTGGTCTAAGATGAACGCTGGTGACGTTCTTCTTGTAGAGGCATATGAAATAATTAATCCAGATTCATATCAAGACGCCTGGGGTGATAGATGGCTTGCAAAATATACCACTGCATTAATTAAGCGCCAGTGGGGAAATAATCTTAAAAAATTTACTGGTTTGCAACTACCAGGTGGGGTCCAATTTAATGGACAGCAAATTTATGATGAGGCTAGCGAAGAGATAGCTAACTTGGAGAGAGATATGGTAACTAATCTTTCCCTTCCAGTAATGGATATGATTAACTAAGAAAAAAATGCCCACCAATTTTTATTTTAATAATTTTAACTCCTCTCAGGAGCAAATTTTAATTGAAAATTTAATTGTAGAATCAATTAAGATTTATGGTCAAGATATGTTTTATTTACCTCGCAGGTATAGAGCATATAATGAAATTTATGGAGAAGATGCTTCTTCATTTTATAATGCTTACTACATGGTTGAATTTTATATTAAAAATGTTGATGGGTTTGAGGGTGAAGGAGATTTTCTTTCTAAGTTTAATATTGAAATAAGAGATAGAGTTACTCTAACTATTGCAAGAAGAACGTGGGGGGATGAAGTCGGTGTTAACGAAGGTCGTGACAGACCCCAGGAGGGGGATTTAATTTATTTCCCGTTAAACAAAAAAATCTTTCAAGTTAAGTTCGTTGAACATGAAGCAATTTTTTACCAGTTGGGTGCCTTACAAACTTTCGATTTAGTATGCGAGCTTTATGAATACAGCGGGGAGACGCTGGACACAGGTATACCTGAAGTAGATGCTATGCAGAAGGACTACTCCCCTGCATTGACGAGTTTTAGTTTACTTACCGAAGAATTTAACTATTACTATCTCACTGATGAAGATGGATTTAAGCTTGTAAATGAATCCTGGAGTCAAGAAGACATAGATCCTACAAGTGATAATGAAGATCTAGAATTAGAAGCAGACGGGTTTATAGATTTTAGTGAAATAGATCCATTTAGCGAAGGTAATATATAATGTTTGGACAAACGTACTATCACGGACACCTACGCAAATATGTTGTTCTATTTGGAACGCTATTTAATGATGTTTATATTAATAGGTTTGGTAATGCTGGTGATCAAATTTCTACTATTAAGGTGCCAATTTCTTATAGCCCTAAAGAAAAAATGCTAGCTCGTGTAGATGGAGACCCATCCCTTAGAAAGCCTTTCTCTATTGTTTTACCCAGGATGGGCTTTGAAATGACTTCCATGCAGTACGCTCCTACAAGAAAACTTTCTACTGTAAAAAAAGGATACGTAAAGCAGACTTCTAACAACCCTCAAAAGCTTCAATACCTTTATAATCCGGTACCGTACGATTTGAATTTTTCTCTATATGTTGCAGTAAAAAATACAGAAGACGGAACAAGAATTTTAGAGCAAATACTTCCATATTTTACACCTGATTGGACTACTACTATAAATTTAATTTCAGATCTAGATGTAATACTGGACATCCCTACTGTATTAATTAATGTGTCTTCTGAAGATAATTATGATGGCGCATATACTGAGAGAAGATCTCTTATATGGACACTTGATTTTACTATGCATGGTTACTTGTTTGGACCTGTTAAGAAATCAGAAGTTATTACTTTAGCTAATGTTAATTTTTTTACTTCAATAGATCAGACTCTCGAGCCAGAAGAAAATATTACAATAGTGCCCGGTTTACTTGCCAATGGCTCACCGACAACAAACGCCGCGCTATCACTTGATAGAAATGAAATAAGTAGTAATAGTAATTATGGATTTATTACAACAATTACAAGCGTAGATAATGAATAACCCTATTGATAAAGCACTTAACTTAGCCCCTATAGAAAAAAAAGAATTACCATTAACGCTAGAAATAGAAAAGTCAGACACAACAGAAGTGGACTTTGATTATGCTAGAGGTAATCTTATTAACATTATTGAGAAGGGCAACGAGGCTCTCGATGGTATTCTTGACGTAGCAGGCATGTCTCAACACCCTCGAAGTTATGAAGTTGCCGCTACTATTATTAATTCTCTCGCTTCTGCAAATAAAGACCTATTAGAACTCTCTAAAAGAAGAAGAGAACTTAAAGGTGATAATAATCTAACAACGATCAATAATAATCTTTTTGTTGGAAGTACAGCCGAGCTACAAAAATTATTAAAAGATAATGGCACAAAAGAGTGATATCTACCTAGGTAATAGAAACCTAAAAAGAAACGATGTAACACTAGAATGGACCAAAGAGATGGTCCAGGAATATCTCAAGTGTGCAAAAGACCCTATTCATTTTATTAAAACATATGTAAAAATTGTTCACGTTGATAAAGGCTTTATACCTTTTGTACCGTATGACTTTCAAGAAGAAATTGTTAGCAAGGCAACTAATAATAGATTTTTAATATGTAAAATGCCTCGCCAGGTAGGAAAAACAACTACGATCGCGGCATTTATTCTTCATTCAGTCTTATTTAATGAAAATTACTCTGTTGCATTACTAGCTCATAAAGCCGAACAAGCAAGAGAAATCCTAGGTAGAATTCAAATGGCCTACGAAGCACTTCCCAAGTGGCTTCAACAAGGTATTATAAAGTGGAATGAAGGATCTGTAGAACTAGAAAACGGCTCTAGAATTATTGCTTCTTCTACTGCTTCTAGTGCAATACGAGGCACCTCTCAAAACCTTGTTTATCTTGATGAGTTTGCCTTCGTACCTAATCACATACAAGAAGAGTTTTTCGCGTCAGTCTACCCTACTATTTCTTCAGGTGAGACAACAAAAGTAATTATCACATCAACTCCAAAAGGTTTAAATTTATTTTATAAGCTGTGGAAAGATAGTGAGGATGGAAGAAATGAATATAAAAGAGTAGACGTTCATTGGAGTCAAGTTCCAGGACGCGATGAAAAATGGAAAGAACAAACAATTCGTAATACCTCTGAAGAACAATTCAGAGAAGAATTTGAATGTGAGTTTTTAGGATCAACCTCTACTTTAATATCAGGGGTTAAGTTAAGAATGCTTACATACTCAAACCCTTTAAAATCAGATCAAAATTTAAAAGTATATTTTGAACCGGAGCCTGAGCATGTATACTTTGTTGCTGTTGATACCGGGAGAGGAAAAGAAGGGGATTACTCTGCATTTAAGGTATTTGATGCTTCTGATTTTCCATATAAGGACGTGGCTTCATTCAGGGATAATTTAATTGACCCGGTACTTTACCCTAACGTTATAAAAAGAGTAGCACAGCATTATAATAACGCATTCGTACTAGTAGAAATAAACGACGTCGGACAGCAGGTTGCTGATATTTTATATCAAGATTTAGAGTATGAAAATTGTCTTTTCACTGCCGGAACAAACATGTCCGGTATTAAAATATCTGCCGGGTTTGGGCAATCCTCACACCCCGGGGTAAGAACTACAAGCGCAGTTAAAAAGCTTGGATGCTCTAACTTTAAATCTTTAGTAGAAAATGATAAACTTATTATTCATGATTTTGATACTATTCAAGAGATGTTTAGATTCATACATAAAGGGACATCTTATGAAGCTGAAGAAGGCAATGACGACTTAGTCATGTGCTGTGTGTTGTTTTCCTGGATGACCGATCAAGTTTACTTTAAAGAGCTAACTAGCCTTGATTTCAGAAAAAGGTTATCCATGGAAAATGAAAGAAGATTAGAAGATAATCTTCTACCATTTGGCATCAAAGATGATAGCAGAGACATAGAATTTTTCGATGAAGAACCTAAAATTGTAAATCTAGAAAATATGTCGTTCGACCAATGGCTCAGAAATTAAGTATTTCAGATTTATAAATATCAATAAGCTTAATGCTAAATAAAACCTTTTGAGGGGAGATTAAAATGCCATTTCAAGTAAGTCCCGGAGTAAATGTTTCTGAGATCGACTTGACCACGGTTGTCCCTGCCGTATCTACAACTGAAGGTGCCATTGCCGGTGTCTTTCGTTGGGGTCCAGTAGACAAGCGTGTATTAGTAGATTCTGAATCAACACTGGTTGCCCGCTTTGGCAAACCAACCAACCATAACGCAGAAACCTTTTTTACCGCCGCCAACTTCCTTTCTTACGGAAATAAGTTATTTGTTGTAAGAACAGCTAACACCACAGACGCTACCGGAGCTGCAGGAGTATTAACAGCTGTTGCTAACGTCAGTGCCGTTACAACTAATACGGCTCTCATAGTTAAGAATGACGATGAAATAGAAAATTCATCTGTTCTTTCTTCTATTGCTGGTGAGACAAACGTAAGATATATTGCACGCTATCCAGGAGCCGTAGGTAATTCTCTTAAAGTTTCAGTCTGCGATACTACAAATGCCTTCTTTACAAATACTTCGTTAACAGGCGGGGACGCAAACCTATCAGTAAACGGTCAGATTACATACGTAGGAGCAAACGTAGGGTCTAATCAACATACAATTTACATTGGTCAGTCTGGAACCGGTACAATTGCTGAAGCAGTTGCAAGATCAACCACAATCAATGGGTTATTAATAACAGGTGACTTAATTGAATTAGGTAATTCTTCTATTGGAACCCAGCGTCTTAGAGTAACTTCTATCGGTGGTGTTGTTAACTCAGCTACCCAAGCCTTCTTTACTGTTAATACAGAGTCAAAATTTACTCTGTCTAACTTTGATGGTGGGTCATTAGCTAACGTTGAAACCACCGCTGCTGGCTACTTAAAACGTCATTGGGAGTATTCTGGTTCAGTTGATGCAGCGCCCGGTGTTTCTAATTATGGTTCCAGCTTTGGAAACGCTTCCGCTGTCGATGAAATTCACGTTGTAGTTGCTGACGAAGATGGCTTGATTACCGGAGTTCCTGGAACTGTTCTTGAAGTATTTGAAGGTCTTTCTCGTGCAACTGACGCTAAGTCTGAAGACGGTTCTACAATCTTCTTTAAAGATGTAATTAATCAGCAATCCGAGTACATTTACTACGGTACGGATCGTAGTTCGGGATATACAAATACATCAGTTAGTATGGCCTCGCTTGCTAATACTAAACCAATGACACTTTCTTTCCAAATTGGTTCAGATGGTGCTAATGAGACAACAGTAACGGTAGCCGAACTTACAGCAGGGTACGATCAGTTTAAGTCAGCTGAAGATGTAGACATCTCTCTTATTCTTCAAGGCAAGGCAAGAGGGGGCACTAACGGTGAGCAACTTGCAAATTACTTAATCGACAATATAGCAGAAGCTAGAAAAGACTGCGTTGTATTTGTCTCTCCCGATAAGTCAGATACAGTGCTTAATTCAGCAGCTGATGAAGCACAAGACGTAGTTGACTTCCGTAACTCAGTCACATCTACATCTTATGCCGTTCTTGATTCTGGCTACAAATATCAGTATGACAAATACAATGATCTTTACAGATACATTCCAATGAACGGTGATGTTGCAGGTTTATGTGTGAGAACAGATGATACAAGAGACCCTTGGTTCTCTCCAGCAGGATTTAACAGAGGTATTATTAAAAATGTTGTTAAGCTTGCCTACAACCCACAGAAAGCACAACGTGATCTTCTGTACAAGAACGGTGTTAACCCAGTAGTAACGTTCCCTGGTCAAGGCACTCTTTTATTCGGTGATAAGACTCTGTTAGCTAAACCGTCTGCTTTTGATAGAATTAACGTTAGACGCCTCTTTATTGTTCTAGAAAAAGCAATTGCAACTGCTGCTAAGTTTACTCTCTTTGAATTCAATGATGAGTTTACTCGTGCTCAGTTTAGAAATTTAGTTGAGCCTTTCCTTAGAGATGTTCAAGGAAGAAGAGGTATTATTGATTTCAGAGTGGTGTGCGATGAGACAAACAATACCGCTGAAGTTATCGATAGAAATGAGTTTGTAGGCGATATTTACATCAAGCCAGCTCGTTCAATTAACTTCATCCAACTGAACTTTGTTGCAGTTAGAACAGGGGTTGAGTTCTCCGAGATTGTTGGACAGTTCTAATAAATAAAAACGGACAAGGAGAACAAAGATGGCTTTCAACGTAAACGAAATTAGAAGTCAGTTAACACTTGGAGGAGCGAGAAATACGCTCTTTCAAGTGCAGTTTAATAACCCAGCAAACGGTGTAGCTGATATTAAAGTGCCTTTTATGGTACGTACAGCTCAGATTCCTTCCTCAGATCTAGGCATTATTGAAGTTCCTTATTTCGGTAGAAAAATTAGATTAGCAGGAGACAGAACATTTGGTGATTGGACAGTTACAGTAATTAATGATGAAGACTTTCTCATCAGAAATGCTATGGAGCAGTGGTCAAATCAAATTAATACTCTTAGAGGTAACTTAAGAGCATTTGGTGCAGCCTCACCCTCGCTCTATAAAGCAAACGCTACTGTTACTCAGTTTGCTAAGACCGGTGTTCCTATCAGAACTTACACCTTTAATGGCATTTTCCCACAGACAGTGTCTACAATAGACCTGGACTGGAACGCAACCGACACTATTGAAGAATTTACTGTTACCTTCCAGTATGATTGGTGGGAGGTTACAGGTGGAGTTACTGGTAACGCCGGCGGCGCTTAATAATGTTAATAACGGGCCTCTTGGCCCGTTTTACTCTTGAGGGTTAGATGAGATTATTTGGATTTGAAATCAAACGTCAGACTGACGATCCTGAACCTCAATCTTTTGCACCCCCTGTAGAAGATGATGGCGCAGTAGTTATTGCTGCTGGTGGTGTCTATGGCACTTATGTTGACCTAGAAGGGTCAGCAAAATCAGAAGCAGAATTAGTTACTAAGTATAGAAACATGCTTAATCAGCCTGAAGTTGATCAGGCTGTTGATGATATTGTTAATGAAGCGCTTGTAAGTGAGACGGAAGAAGAAACCGTCACAATTAATCTTGACGAAGTAAAAGATGTCTCCCCTCAAATTAAAAAAGTAGTTAAAGAAGAATTTGATAATATTCTTCGACTTCTTAATTTTAGAAATCAATGCTACGAAATTTTTAGACGCTATTATGTTGATGGACGTCTTTATTATCATGCAATTATAGATGAAAAAGATTCAAGAAAAGGTCTTATTGAATTAAGATATGTTGATCCAAGAAAGATTAGAAAAGTAAAAGAAATTAAAAGAAAGAAAGATAGACTTTCAGGAGCAACAATTACTGAGAGAGGAAATGAATATTTTCTCTATAGTGATAAAGGATATTGGAACGCCGGCAACCCTAACCTAGGAATGACAAATTCCTCTACCGGCGGTATAAGAATTGCTAAAGATAGTATTATTCATGTTGTGTCCGGCCTTATGGATACAAATAATACTGTAGTGCTTTCTCACTTACACAAAGTAATTAAAGTACTTAATCAGCTGCGCACTCTAGAAGACGCCACTGTCATTTATAGAATTTCAAGAGCCCCTGAAAGAAGAATATTTTATATTGATGTCGGCAATCTACCTAAAATGAAAGCCGAACAGTACCTCCGTGATATGATGATACGTCATAAAAATAAAGTAGTGTACGATTCTGCCACTGGTGAAATAAGAGACGATCGTAAGTTTATGACTATGTTGGAAGACTATTGGCTTCCAAGAAGAGAAGGTAATAGGGGTACAGAGATTACTACACTACCTGGCGGTCAAAACTTAGGTGAGATGACCGATGTAATGTATTTTCAGAAAAAGCTTTACAGGGCGTTAAATGTGCCTGAGTCAAGACTGGAAGCTGAACGTACATTTAATGTAGGAAGATCTACTGAAATTTCTCGTGATGAAGTCAAATTTGCCAAGTTTGTAAACAGATTAAGATTAAAATTTGCTGATCTGTTTACAAAGAGTTTAGAAAAGCAGCTTGTACTTAAAGGTATTCTCACTCTTGAAGAGTGGAAAGAAATGTCACAAGACATAAAGTATGATTTTGCAAAAGATAACTATTTTTCTGAACTTAAAGATATTGAAATTATGCGTGAAAGAATATCTATTCTTAGAGATATTGACGATTATGCAGGCAAATATGTCTCTCATACATGGATAAGAAAGAATGTCCTTCGTCAAACAGACGATGAAATGGAGCAAAACGATGAAGAAATGGAACAAGAATTAGAGGATCCTAGGTTTGCTGCCCCTGTTCCTACGCCAGGACAGACAGATGGAGAGCAGCAACCCCAGCAACAGAACCAACAGATTGATAATGAAAATCCGCAATAAATAAATATTTGGAGATAGTAAATGGAACAACAATTCACAATTCAAGATATAATTGACGGAGCAATAGAAAATGAGCCTACCAAGGTTCAGTCGGCCTTCGATCATCTAATCGGTCCTAAAATTATGGATGCGTTAGAGGCTCGAAAAAGAGAAATTGCCAATTTAATGTATGCTCCTGAAAACGAAGTTGAAACACAAACAGACGAGATAGAGGAAGAAGATGAAAACACTGCGCCAGTTGCAGACCAAAATTAAACAAGCCCAGGGCATCACTGGAACTACTGCTTATCGTCCCAAAAATGGTGACGAGCAGAAGTTTATGGATAAGCACGAAATAGAGCTTACAGGTGATGCCAATGGCAATGGCGATGAAGTGTTTAAAGGCACTGTTGTAAAGACAGTCGACCGTGAAAAAGAAAAACACGGCTACGATGCTACAAAGTCTATGGAAGTTCACGAAGAGACTGAAGAACTTGATGAGATTAGCAAATCAACACTCGGCTCATACGTTAAAAAAGCATCTGTTGACATGGCTAATAGAAGTGCAGAGGTAGAAAAAGATTTAGCTACTGCAAAATCTGATTATAGCATGCATCGCAGCCATGGGTTTAAAAAGAAAACAGCACAAAATATGATGAAAAAAGAT